TAAACGCGACAAAAACCAGATCGCATCCGTTTACTGCCTGAACTGTGGCGCCTGGCGAGGTCAGCTTGGGCTGGAGCCCGACTTCAATCTCTATATCAAACATCTATGTGATATCTTTGAAGAGATAAAGAGAGTTTTAAAGAATGAAGGCTCCTGCTGGGTTAACCTGGGCGATTCCTATGGCGCATCTGGCGGTTGCGGGAACCAATACGGAAAGCATCGGCTGGAAGAGCAGGGTATGATCAAATACAAAGGCAGAAACCTGGAAGGATTTGAAAAATCCCTGCTTTCCATTCCTGCCAGGTTTGCCATATTGATGTGTGAGCGCGGATGGCGACTCCGTAACGAGATCATCTGGCATAAGCCGAATTGTATGCCGCAATCAGCCAGGGATCGGTTTACGATAGACTTTGAGAAGCTCTTTTTCTTCGTGAAAAGCAGGCAATATTATTTCAAACAACAATACGAGAGTATAAAAGCCGAATCCATAGACCGATTACATAGAGGCGTAAGCAGGACACATAAATTCGTGGATGGCGCCCCAGGCCAGCGGAGGCATTCGATGAATCAGCCCAGGCCTAACGCCAAGGAAGCCAAATCCTCTCCCAATGATCCTCTATGGACCCAGAAAGGCCGCTTTATGCGCTGTGTATGGCTAATCGCTACCAAGGCCTACCGAGGCGCCCATTTCGCCACGTTCCCAGAAAAACTGGTCGAGACGCCGCTGAAGGCGGGTTGCCCGCCAGGCGGAATCGTTCTGGATCCCTTTGCTGGCGCTGGAACGACGTTCCTGGTGGCAAGAAGGCTGAACCTGAATTTTATCGGCATTGAGATCAGCCCAGAATATATTAAGCTGGCAGAGAACCGCCTGAAAGCCGCCCATTGCCAGCAAGAACTATTTTAAATCCTTCCGCCCTTAAATCGCCTTTCTCGCCCATCTTTTACTCTTATCTCTATATCAATTTGAAAGTGAGAAATATTTTTTCCTTGACAAATTATCTATTTTCTATTATATAGATATTGCTATTACTCACGAACCACGCTTCGCTGGCCTGGCAATACGTGAGAGCCGAGGTCAAATAACTTTGATAGCAGTCAAGGACGCCCCGAAAAGGTCTAAAGACGCTGGCCAGCTGAAAACGCCTACCAATTTCCTACACATCTACGCGATCCTCTTCCAGGCCTACCTGAATACGCCTTATGCCCTGAATACCATCCTGGATCACGCCAAAAGGCATTACAGCCTCGCCGCACTATGGAAAAGGCTCGACCTGAATATGGTGGAGCATTACCTGGAGCTATCGCCAAAAGAAAAGGCCGCCCTGGCCAAAGCCACGCGCAAGTTTGAGCGCCAGGCGGCCAAGCACGCCAGCCAGGCCTGTAAACGTCTCGCCCGTTCCGTCTTTCACGCCCTCCTTTCCGCCATCTTTCAATTCCCTATATCTATGATATATAATATTAAATATTTCAAATATTTAAAGATTTCTCTATTCCCTCATAATAAAATATATGAAATATCTACGTCCCATCCCCAATCCCTCGCCCATATTCGCCTATGCCTGAATAAGAACAGCAGATCTAAACCACGAGCGAAATTGCATCGAAGTATCCTGGGAAGTAAACGAAATATGAAAAGCGAAAAAAAAATTGGTGGCACGGAGCCTGAATGAACAATATCGAGAACGAATTGAGAAGTGAAAAAATACGCGAAGAAATATCAAGGGCGGAAATGTCAAGCCTTCATCCTTGTCGGGCAATATCATTCACGTCCTATAATGGGCATTACGTTAAGATATCAGGCCTAATTCTGGCCTGTGTTGCTTATCAGGGTTTTCCGACGAGAAATCCTGGCCAAAAGTTAGAAATAATTTTTTCCTCTTGGTTGTGTGACTCTGTTTCTGGCTGGAGTCCATTTTTGACTTTGCTGAGGGCAGTCCATTTATGAGAAGGCCGCAGACGATCCACGTTGTGAAATTAGCTTCGAAGCTTGTGAAGTGGAAGCGGCTATTTGATTTCCAGCAGGACGTGAAGGCTGGGATGACGTATGATGAATTGATGGCGAAATGGGGTATATGTTCTCGGACGACGATTGCGAGGATGAAGAAGCGCGAGATACCCGAGAACGTTCTTGCGGTATTGGACAGGAAGCTGAAACCTGTGGCGTCGCCGCTTGGTGTAGGGAAGGTAACTGAAAGGGACAGGGCGCTGGATGCGGTGTCGTTCATAGAGGGCGCGGATTACCTGGGGTTCAAGTTATTCCCGATCCAGCGGATCATCATCAAGGCCTTCTATGGGATCGCCCTGGATCCTGATGAGAGGGCGGTTCTGTTGCGGCTGAAGGGCGAGGGAAAGACGACCTGGCGGGAGGGTGAGGTCTATAATGAGCTGGTGGTGGTTGGCGGTATGAAAGGCGGGAAGACGCCCCTGGCCGCTTCGATAGTTTGTTTTGAGGAATTCGAGCTCTGGCGGAAAGAGGATTACTGCGGGCATTATGGCTTCCCAGCTGGCGAGGAGGTCTTCATAATCAACGTTGCCACGGACAAGCTCCAGGCCAGGGATACCATCTTCGCTGATACCGAGGCCAGGATAAAGAACAGCCAATTTTACAGGGATCGGCGCAAATACGTGCCGCTTCAGTTTCTATATGAATTCGAGAACGGGGTTAAGCTGGCGTCTGGGCATAGCAATTCCAGGAGCCTTGTTGGCAGGCTGGCCAAGCTTGTTCTGTTCGATGAGCTTTCCAGGTTCGTAACGAATAACGGGGATTTCTCTGGCAAGATGGTTTATGAAAGCCTTACTAAGAGCGTCGCGCCTTTCGGGATGGACGGGAAAATCGTCACTATAACCTCGCCAATAGCGGAGGACGACTTCGCCATAGGCCTATACAATCTCAGTCAGGAGGTCAAGGGTATGCTGGGGTTCTGGCTGGCTACCTGGGAAATGAATCCGAACCTTTCGTATGACTGTCCGTTCCTAACCAAGGAGCGGCAGAAGGATCCCGAAGCTTTCTGGCGCGATTATGGAGCGAAGCCCTCGGCTCAATTGGAGGCCTATTACCAGGACAAGCGCGGGCTGGAAAACCTTAAGCTGAGAATGAAAGGGCGGGTAAAACCTTACGAGGATGACGGGAGCCTGAAGCCTGGCCTGAAAGGGAGCGGCCGATATGACTATTATTTACACCTGGATCCCGCGGTCAATAACTGCGGGTTCGGCATTGGTCTGGCGCATAGCGAGAAGGCCAGGATTGTGGTAGACCTGGCGTATCGATTCAAGCCCGATAAAGGCCAGGAGATCGATTACGATCGAATCGGGGAATTCCTGGATGCCGTCCTGGCGCGCTTTCCTGGCGTGCGCAAAGTTACCTATGACTCTTATATGGCGGTCTCGCTTTTCCAGCGGTTAAAGAAGCGGGGTCTGGAGGCCGAATTTTTCAACGTTTCAAAGGAGGTTCACGACAGGCTTAAGGAACAGATTAACCTTGGCCTCGTGGACATCCATTGTTCGGATATACTTTTGAATGAGCTGGAACATCTCCAGCTTGTATCGGGCAAGAAGATAGAGCCTGGCAAAAATCACACTAAAGATATGGCTGACGGCGTGGCGGGCGCGGTCTGGCATTGCACGTCAAACGAGCCTACGGAAATAGCTACGGGCGGCCTGGATCCAGATGAGGACGACAGGATCCGAACTTATAGGAGGGGAAAATGGGCGTATTTAAATCTCTGATGGAAGCGGTCGGGATCAGCAAGGCGGCGAAGGATGTGAAACAGCCGAGGAAAAAGAAACCGATCCGCGAGCAGTATTCTTTATTTGGCGTCGATGCCGATGAGTATGGCTGGCGTCCCCTGGGCGAGGCGGCTCCGAAAGACCTCCAGCCGATGACGCAGAAGCGGATGCAGGACATCGCATTCTGGCTATACGATACGAATCTGATGGCGCACAGGATTATCGAGATGACTAAAGATTTCGTTATTGGCGATGGCATAAAATACCAGGCGCAGAACGCCAAGGTGCGCGAGATCATAAAACAATTCTGGGACGATCCTATAAATAATATGGATATGAAACAGGATACCAAGGCGCTGGAGATCGGCCTGTATGGCGAGCAGATCTATCCTGTGAGCGTGAATCCTATCAATGGCCAGGTGCGCCTCGGTTACGTTGATCCCTGCCAGGTTAAGAAGGTCGTCCTCGATAAGGCTAACTGCGAGATCGTGCGCGAGGTCTGGATCACAGGCCGCAAGGATGCGCTGAAGGTAATCAATATTGACGAGGATACCCAATCGGCAACGTATGGAAAGCTCGTCGGCGACTGCTTTTTCTTTGCCATAAACAAGGTTACATCAGCCTCCCGCGGTCGCTCGGATCTGTTGACGCTATCCGACTGGATCGATGGCTACGAGAAATTCCTGTTTAACCGCCTTGAGCGGTCTGGGTTAACAAACGTCTTTTTCTGGGACGTCGAACTCCAGGGCAAGGACGAGAAATGGATCTCGGCGTGGCTGAAACGCCAGAAACTCCCGAAGCCTGGATCCATAAGGGCGCATAACGAGAAGGTCAAATACGTCGCTGTCACGCCCAGGCTGGAAGGCTCGGATGCCTCGGAGGAGGCCAAGATGCTCCGTGCGCATATCCTTGGCGGCGCTGGATATCCGCCGCATTGGTTTGCTGGCGGCGAGGGCATCACGCGTGCGACCGCGCTTGAAATGGGGACGCCTGTATATAAGAAACTGAAAGCGCGCCAGAAATATTTTAAATTTATGATTGAATATATCCTGCGCTTCGCAGTAGATCAAGCCGAGATAAAAGGCAAGCTTACCAAGGATGATGATCACTCGTTCCAGGTTCTCGTGCCGCGGCTGTTGGAAAAAGACCTTGAACAGATCTCCACGGCCATAGCATCGATGGCGACGACGCTAATGATCGCCGAGGAGCAGGGCTGGATTACCAAAGAGAACGCCGCCTCGATCTTCAATTTCCTCATTGCTCACCTGGGATTTGATATAGAGCTTCCCATAGAAAAGATCCCGATCATTACAGGGCGGGAATCGCACAGGGCGCTCTCTGAACTGAAGGCCAGGCTGGAGCTGGAAATGAAAAAGATCCAGGATATAATAAAGAACAGGCAGGCAGATGAAGATAACGCAAAAGGATAGAAACGCTTACACGAAGGCCATAAATAAAGTTATGGCCAAAGCGGACGATCTGGATTCCCGCACGCTTGCGGGGATGCGGAACATCCTCACGGACTCCCAGAAAACGATTCTCTCTGATATGTCTGGGGTGACCGCCTGGCGGGCTGGATACCTGAAAAAACTGAAAAGCCTTGTGGACACCGAGGTCAAACGGATCAATAAACTCCTGGATGAGCTGGC